AGGATTCGTTAGCACCACGGCGATACATCTTGTAGATGGGTCCGATGCAAACCAACTCGGGGCGGAAGGATGCAATCTCACGCTGTAGTTCTGCACGGTCCGACATGCGACGAATCTCAATACCACCAGGGCGACGCCAGATACGGAAACGCTCGGGGTCGTAGTTCTCGGGGTCACGGTAGCGGAGTTGGTCTGAGTACGGAACTGCCGTCTGAAGAATAGCCTGAGCAGGGTTCTCTAGGTCCACCACGAGAGCCTTGATGGGGCGAATACGCTGGTGGCTGAAAGGATGGAAGCCCTGAGAGGCCGACATAGCGATTGTTCGCAGCAGAAGCGACTTACCAGAGCCTTCCTCCGCCACAACGATTGTGCGGTAGTCTCGGTGCATCATCCCCGGAATAACGACGGGAGCAATCTCGTCACCGCTACTAGCCAGTTCATCGATGGTCATTGCCTCGGGCTCACCGCTACGCATGGAGCCGAGGGAGGAGATAAACTTCTCGACACCCTCCGCCACCGAATACGGGTTCTCGCCACGAAAAACAGACGAGCTCGAACGCTCGAACTCGAGAAGCAACTTACGGCTTGTGCTGTGCTTGACAACAATCTCTGCGTAGTAAAAGGCATTGCCAGGCATTGCGCAGTTAAGTTGATAGTTGACCAAGTGAGGGATGACTTCGTTGTCCTGCATCTCGGCTGCGACAAGAGCAGCGTCCACGGGGGAGCCACGCTTCACCAGATTCTCGATGGCCGAGAAGATTCGCTGGTTGCGAACGAGGTAAAAGTCCTCTATACGGCAGTTCTCAATGCCGACCAGACATGCGCCTGCGTTCAGCATCATTGCCCCTAGCAGCGACGCCTCTGCTGAATCGTCGTGTGGGATTGTTCTCGCCTCTGTTGTACTCATGTTCATATTGTATACCTTTCTTCGCCCGAAGTCAATTAATTCCAGTAGCCCACTTGTCGGCGCTTGCCCTGTGCATCAAGCACATAAGGCTCACCCTTGGCGTCGACGAGTTGACCGTTGTGATTCTTTGGCCTATTGTAGCCGTGCTTGGTTGGGTTGTCATAACAGGGACCATCTGGAGTGTCCCAACAGCCCTCAGCGTCCCAGTCATCGTAGATTAGGGCCGAGATTAACTCGTCGGTTGAGAGTTCGACCTTGACCTTCGCCTCTTTGTCGTTCAGGAAGTCCCGCCAACGCTCATTGGGACCAAAGAAGGTCGCACCGTGAAGCGTGTAACTTTCATCCTTGCCGATACGCTCAGCAGCGTAGTTACGAGTGGCGGTGAGCAGTTGCTCGACCGTTGCGCCACGTCGCATTGTCGTCTGAAAGCTTCGGAACGCTCCGCCCTTGTTGATTCGACGAGGATAGATTGCCCACACCGATTCAAAATCCTCTGAGTAGTTGACCACAGAGCGACGCTTACCTGAGGTCTTCGGAGTAGCAACAGAATCCTGTGCAGTATCTATATTACTATTACTATTAATATATACGGGTGGCAATGTGCTGCCATGCTGGTTACTGGTTGCCACCCTAGTTGGGGTGTCGTCAGACGGTACAGCGGGCCACAAAAAGTACACGTTCTTCAGCTGTTTGCCGTTCTTGAAGCGTGGCTTAATGGCGATTGCACCAGCGTCCCTAAGTTCGTAGATTGCGCTACGAGCAGTACGCTCACTAACGTCTAACAAGGCGGCCAAAGACCGATGACTAGTACCAGGGATAACAAAGGAGCCGTTGATAGCACCCTTCATGTACCCCCACAAACGAATCGCCCTGTCCGATAGCTCGGGGTGTGCCATAATCCAACCCGGGATAACAACCGACTTCTCGCCCGTAATCTCGCCTACGAACGCATCGTCTCCAACTTCTATCTCACCGAGAACAATCTTCCCGTCCGGCGAGTGGTTAATTCCGCTCACTTCTTCAATCCTCTTCTAGCTAACTCGACTGCCAAGTCGCCAACAATACTACTAGATTCCTCTAACTCCACTCCGTCAGTCACCGAGTCTACCACGGTCCTCTTGCGTTCAAGCAGGGAGTAGATGTAACCCTCGATAGTGGATGGTACCAACAGATACCATGCAGTAGCACCGTGCATGTCGTTAATTCTACCGTAGCACCGTGACACGCACTGGTCGTGAATTGCGGGTGTCCAACCAAGCTCACAGAATACCACGTCAGACGCTGCTGTCAAGGTCAAACCCTCAGAAGCAGCCTGCATGTTGCCGATGAAGATTCGGCAGTCCTCGTCGTTCTGGAACCTGTCCACAGCCTCTTGGCGCTTGGCGACAGACACACCGCCACGCACTTTGACAGCAACGTCCTTGTATCGCTTGTGCAACTTCTCAACTATGTCGATGTGCTCAGCAAAAACAATTACCTTCTCATTGTCGCTTGACTCTAAAAAGTTGTCAAGCCATGACACAATGCTGTCGTACTTAATTTTGGCTACCGCTTCTCGAAGGGCTGTTAAGCGAACGAGGCTCTCTACGGGCTCCAAGCGGATACGCTTCTCCCAATACGCGTCGCTACCATCGCCACCCTCTTCGAGGGCCAACTCTCTCGCTCGCTGTGCGAAGTACTCGATAGCGTCTATCTCAACCCTCTTGTACCAGCGCATGTCCTCAGCGGACGGCTCAATATCTTGGATGGCGTTACGCAACGGAGGCAGTTCGCCATAAACATCTTGCTTTAAGCGCCGAACAAAACACATCTCGCGTAGCTTGTCGTTCAGTTCTACCGTGTTCAGAGCGATGTGCTTCTTGGGGCAGTAACGCTGCTTGAACCTGTAAGCGCCACCAAACTTGTCGAGACGACCCACGGCCTCTAGCTGAGGGACCAACTCCTGTGGGCGGTTGGTAATGGGCGTTCCAGTTAGAAGCATTACAAAGTCTTCGGGGCCGGTCATCTTCGCGAGGGTCATCACCGCTTCAGTGCGCTTGACCGTCCAGTGTTCCTCCGGCTGGATGGGTGCCGACATACACGACATACACTTCTTGCTGTTCGAGCGTACGGGGCCACCACAATAAGGGCAAGTGAAGTTGCGCAGACCGTTTTTGATGGCGTGAGACTCGTCGACAATGAGCGATTTGAAACCGTGCTCAATGATGTCGGGGTTGCGGTCGAACAGAATGTCGTAGTTGACAACGATGACATCAGACTTCTCGATGGGCTGACGCTTTGTACCGTTAATCACGGTCACGTTGAGGTGCGGGAAAAACTTGTTTGCCTCACGCTTCCAGTTCAGCTTTAGCGTGTTGGGGCATACCACCACGATGGGGTAAGCCTCTTCTGACGCTGCGGTTGCAAGAGCCTGAACGGTCTTACCTAGACCTGGCTGGTCGGCGATGAAGCCCTTGCGAACCTTCTTCATATACAGTACGCCTGCTTGCTGATATGGAAGAAGCGGGTGGGCCAGGTTGGGGATATCGATAGTGCCCTCTGTAGCACTGCTGGCCTCACGCAAAATGTCCTTCTCAACGAGGAACCGTTCGGCGAGTTCGTAAATCTCCGGTGCAATGCTCAGCCTGAAGTCGTTGGCAAACTTAGCCACCTCACCGAGGTGTTCGCTACTGCACTGCCAGTAACGCTCCTTGCCAACCCAACGAACTCCTGGGATGTACGACCTAATAGCGGAGATGATGCTCGGGTTGTAATCAAACAGAATGATAACCTTGTCATCAACAAGCTCTATGTTATAGAGATAACCGGAGTTGCTAAAGCTGCGCGGGTCTTCTGCCATGGGCCGCAGTTCTGGTGGCACCGTAACACGGTACCGCTCGGCAAGCGCTACAACCTCGTCTTTGGCCGACATGGGGAAGATGTTGAGCCGTTTGTCGGCGTCCCACTTCCTGCCGTGGATTAAGCGACAGTCCTCAACGAACTCTCGGCTGTACTTTGCTGACAGGTACAGAAGTTCGCCCTCTGCCCACAACGTTCCTGTTTCTCTTCGCCCTAACATGCCTACAGTATACCTCATCTTTTTGCCCCCGTGTGTATCACCGGGAACGAATGTTCGTGTATAGTATACACACGTTCAACAGAAAGGCAACTCATGGCCAAAAAGGCTACTGACCCATCGCTCGACGATGTGCTTAACGATATCAACAAGACCTTTGGCGAAGGCGCAATCATCCGTCTCAGCGGAGAGACCGTAGAGCAGGTTGACACCATCTCTACCGGCATCCTTCCGCTCGACCTAGCCCTTGGGGTCGGTGGACTACCTCGGGGTAGGATTGTCGAGTTCTTTGGCCCACCGTCATCCGGTAAGTCAACCCTTGCAATGCACGCCATTGCAGAGGCTCAATCGCAGGGCCTTGTTTGCGCCTACATCGACGCCGAGCACGCTATTGACCCTATCTACGCCGCGAAAATCGGCGTCAATCTTGACGACTTGCTCCTTTCTCAGCCTCAATTTGCCGAGCAGGGGCTAGAAGTCACTCGTCGCCTTGTATCTAGTGGCAAGGTGGCAGTTGTGGTTATCGACTCAGTAGCCGCTTTGGTTCCCCGTGCCGAAATCGAAGGCGAGATGGGCGACGCCCACGTTGGTCTTCAGCCTAGACTCATGGGACAGGCTTTGCGTAAGTTGACAGGCATTGTTTACGAAACCAACACGCTAGTTATCTTTATCAACCAGCTCCGCGAGTCCATTGGCAAGATGTACGGACCCAGCGAATACACGCCGGGCGGTAAGGCTCTGCCGTATTACGCTTCGGTGCGCCTTGACGTACGCCGAATCCAGACAATCAAGTCTGGCGACGAAGCAACCGCTAACCGTACGCGAGTTAAGGTTGTCAAGAATAAGCTTGCTGCACCATACAAGCAAGCAGAATTCGACCTTGTTTATGGCGTTGGAGTCCCCAAGGAAGGCGCTTTAATTGACTGTGCGATTGGCCTTGGGCTCGTCAAGAAGTCTGGCGCATGGCTTACCTACGAGGGTGAGCAACTTGGTCACGGCAAGGAAAAGGCCAAGGCTCGCCTTGTAGCGGACCCGGTGTTGTACGAAGAGATTTACCAGCGTGTTATTGCCATGTCGGGCGACAGCTCGGTGGCCGAGATGATTAAGGTTGACGAAGATGAGCTTTAATGCTAAGGTTAAGAACGAAGGGTCCATTGTCCAAGCCATCATGGAGTGGTATGGTTCCCACCCTTACGGTCCCAGCTTCCGTGACCTTGCCAAGATAACCGGCATGTCACTGGGTACCGTGTATAATGTATGTACAGACCTCAGGGAAGCGGGTGTTATCGACTTCCAAGAGGGCGTGGCGAGAACAATCAGAATGAAGGGCAGTAACTAATGAATCCATTACGCATCATCCCCGTGTGGGATAAGACGGAGCAGGAGTGGCTTGAAATCCGCAAGGGTGGTATCGGTGGCTCTGACGCAGGAACCGTCCTAGGTGTCAACCGCTACAAGTCACCCTACGCTTTGTGGGCCGAGAAGACCGGCACCGTTGAGACTGAATTCACCGGCAACGAAGCTACCAAGTGGGGTCATCGCTTAGAGCGAATCGTGGCTCAGGCATACGCAGAGGACTACAACAAGGCTGTTGTCGAATGGCCTGTCATCCTGTGGTCGGAACAGCCGGGCCAAGAGTTCATGTTTGCCAACCTTGACTTCCTTATCGTTGAGCCAAGCGAAGAGTTCCCCGCCGGTCAAGTTCAGACTTGGCGCTTTGAATACGAGCCACCTAACGTGCTCGGTATCCTCGAAATCAAAACTGCTGGTATCGCTTCACCAGGAAACCCTGCAGCGTGGGCTGGTAACAAAATCCCTCAGAGCTACATGCTTCAGGCGTACCACTACGGCCTTGTAACCGGCTGGACCGAGAACATCACTTTTGCTGCCCTAGTGGGCGGTAGTGGACTTCAGGTGCGCCACATGGAGTGGGAAGAGTCTGTTGCCGAAGACCTGATTGCCGCCGA